TTTGCGTTCAGCGATATTTTCTTCCAAAGAGAATTCACGAAGACCTAAACTCTTAATCATCTCCTCACGAAGTGCTTGTGCATCAGAATAACCAATTTCAGTATCGATAATACATCTCACCCTGCATTTAGGAGGAAAGTCAATCTTACCTGCTAATACATCGGATAATTTTACTTTACGATATTTAGGGCAATCACCCCAATCAGTAAAGGATACATCATTTTCTTCCGTATCTAATAACGCCATACCTCGAGCATCATCCCATGCATCACCATAGTTTGTTGGGAAAGTATTGCCGATGTAGATAACGTTATCTTGCATTTGACGTTTGTGATAGTGACCTGAGAATAAGTATTTTGGTATGGTGAAGAGTTCATGATCTGGACCATGATCCATTCTTCTATCTGTTCCTGTCACGACAAAGTTTCTGAACTCAAAGTGACCAAATACATAATCAGGTTTTTCCTTTTCAATCTTTGCTGCAGCAGCGGGATATTCATTCTTAAACAAATATGGGAAGAACATTAACTTATCAACGCTTATCGGTTCATTCACTAAAACGATATTCTTAAACTTCGAATAGTGATACGTTGAAAACTGATGTCTATTTTCCCTGTGGAACAAATCGTGGTTACCAATACAGAAATAGATCGGGATATCCAATTCATCCAATGATGAAAGTCCATCTAATGATGCATTGAGTGTGCCAACGTTGATCGCATTTCTATTTTCAAACCAATCGCCCATGAAAGAAATTGCTTCACATTTTTCAGCAATGACATGCTTCTTGAACCACTCGATATAATCTTTACAGTCTTGGTTGTGAGCATTGGAATTATTCTTAGCGCCCCAGTGAATGTCTGTGAACATTGCTATTTTCATATCAATGCTCCTTACTTCGCTGCTTTTGTAGATTTCTTAGCGACCTTAACTGGCGCTACGACTTCTTTCTTTTCTCGTGGTTTTCTTGGTTTTGGTTCTGGCTTAGGCTTCATCGTAATGTTGCCATCAGCATCTATCTCGATATCCTTTGGACCGTATCTGGTAACTGCACCAGGCATACGATGTTGATAACGATATTTTGCTTCCTTTGGAGTCTTAGGAATAATTTCAGTAGCATCAACTGCCTTGGAAATTGTTTCATCGAGGTCTGCTAAATCATCTTCATCCATTTCTGGAAGAATAAATTCGTCAGAGTCTTTTACTTCGAAGTTGATTTCACCAGATTCTGTATCAAGGAAGTTGAAACTTGGGTTTGATCCAGCATCTATTAGCAGGGCATCACGAATGTTGCGGTGCTTCTTTTCATCAGCAAGATACTGAAGAAAGGAATTATGAATACCAGTGGTGTAATACGAGAAGGGGTTGTTTGACTTCTCAGGATTGAACTTGAGCGCATTGTTGCAGAGATTCATTACTGCAGCAGACACCATGTCTTCCCTAAACGAATAACCTATGAAGTTTGCTTTACGCGAATAGCGTTCGGCAATCATCTGAATCATTCGTATCAATTTATCAGTTACTTTACCGAGAGCTTTTGCTTCGATAACTGCTGGGAGCAAAACGCTGTTTGTTACATAATGACCAACTGTGGACGTTGATTTTTCTCTTTTTTGTTTTGGTTTTTTGATAATCATTGTGCTTGCGCTCCCTTGTTTATTTTTCTTGCTTTTATAGTGGCACTAATTTTAGCCTTAGTTGATTCTGGAAGTGTTCGTCCAGTTTGCCAAGCACTCATTTTCGCTCTTGTTTCAGGTGAATGTTTTCTCCCAGTTAACCAATCAACTATTTTCTGTTTAGATTCAGGGGTGTGTTTTTTTCGTGGAATTCCTCGCTGGGAATCTCCTATCAATTTCTTTTGTTTTTCTGTTTGTGGACCTAATTGCTGTCCTCGATGTTCATTTCCAATTTCTTCTCTTCTCTTCTCAGATGGTGAAATTCCAAGTGTGCTGAATTTCATTTCACCATTTTCTCTATTAACATAGTGGTGATTTAAACATAGCGGATTTTTTATATTTTCTTTAATTAGATCTTGTTCGTCCCAAAATGCAAGATCTCTATCCTCATAAATTTTTATTACTTCGGGGGTGAATGATTCAACCCCATCGCTGTTGATGATATCGGCAATATATTTGCTTGATGTGAAATATCTAACCCACAGATCTTGTTCAGATGGGATTTTTTGATTTGTTGGTGTTCGAGATCCGAAATAGAATTTACCAGATCTATGAGTTATTTTATAAACGTATGCTTTTTTAATCAAACTAAGTTCTCCATATGATAACAACGGAGATTAAAGTAATTATAAACTATTTGAATCATTTTGTAAACTGCACAATAAAACAAAAGGCGCTGATTAATAAATACCTTATCAATCACCAGCAAATTCGGCAGGACAATACATGAATAACATTGACACAGAACTCGAACTAAGTGCGCTATTCGAAGACATTTCGCCTATGGGTAGCAAGAAAGTTGCAGTTGTCCTGGGCAGGTTTAACCCACCAACCAAAGGCCATTACGCAGTTATCAATCAGGTTAAAAAATTCATTCGAGACAATCCTAAATTAGGACTAGATGTTTCACCTGTTGTAGTTATTATTGGTGGCAGCAAGTCAGATGCGGATAAGAAACGCAATCCTCTCACGGTAGATGAAAGATCATCCTTCATGAAAGGATCAGGTAATGCTAATGGTGTTGTATTCAGACAGGCTGTCAATGCTTTTGCTGCTCTTGCAGACCTAAGAGATGCAGGATTAGAACCTATTGCTGTTGCTGCAGGAACAGATCGCATTGATGAGTATATTAAAATTCTCGATAAGAACTTCAAGACACCTGATGGTGGTGAAATCAAACACCACAAAATACATCTCGTGCGGAATAATGATGCTGTCCTCACTAAGAAGGATGACAAAGCGAAGGCAATGGATTCAGCTCTTGCTTCAATGAAAGACGGAGATGATCTATCTACAGATCTGGTTTCTGGTTCTCTCGCGAGACGAGCAGTAGAACTAGGATATGAAAAGGAATTTGCAGAAATCGTAGGATTAGAATCCAAACCTGCAATAGCAAAAAAGATGTTCGCTAAAATAGCAGCATCACTTAAGGAATAATTATGCCATCAGGTGATTCAGAAGCCCCAGTATCGTCGCCAAGTCCAATATCTCTTCCCAAGACATTTGCTGCTGCAGTATCAAGTGCAGCAACAAAATCAAAAGAAGCGCTTAATAAACTTGTGGGTGGTGGACAACTCGCTGGCTTCCAAAGTTTAATTAAGGGCGTTAATTTAACGCCAAATACTCTAACCGGACAAACACTTCTGTCAGATGCTTCGACTGGGGCACCAATAGGAACTGTTGGAATCCCAGTTGCACAAGATCGTCAAGTAGTTGAAAATGATACTGATAGAACAATCGGACTTAAGGTAATGATTTCACAGCAGCCAGCATTAAGTGATAGTTCATATCCACTAATTATATTTGATGTTACCCCAACGATAGCAGAATCTCGTTCAATCAACTATAATGCTTTTGATCCTCTACATGCTCCAGGTGAAATCCTAAAATACAAAAACACTGCAAGTAGAACATGGAATATTTCTGCAAAATTAGTATCAAGGACTATTGAAGAGGCAACAAAAAATTTAGATAATTTGAATTTGATTAGATCATGGGCAATGCCATTCTATGGAACAGGAACTGCTGCTTATGCTGGGGAAAGACTAGGTGCTCCTCCTCCTATTTTAACTCTCCAAGCATACGGGGAAAATATGGTAGGCCCGGTAAAATGCGTCATGGATAGTTATAACTGGACATACCCGAATGATATTGATTATATCCAGGCGAATACCGTAGATGCAGGTGGGTCAACTGTAAAAGTTCCATTCCCAGTCATCATCGATATAACAATAAGTTTAAAAGAAACATGGTCTCCAGCAGAACTTAGTGCTTTTGATTTGAACAAATATAGATCAGGTGATATGACAGCTGCATATAATCCTGTTCCAAAACAAGAACCTGCATTTGCTGGCCGTGGGAGTTATGCAGGATTTGATGCAGCTACAGCAGTAGCAAATTCTAATACTTGGGGTGAGGGCGCAGGCGCCGGTCGAGGAACATATAAGGGATATGATGCACTTCAAGATATAAGATCAAATGCCGTCTCTGTGACTAAGTCCGATATTCTTGGTAGTTCACCAATGCGAGGATTACCAAATGTTATTGCCAATCCTGTTAGGGGTGGTTCATTGCCAAATGTATTAACAACACTCGCAACTCGCGGTGGACCATTAATAAAGTAAAGGAAAGATAATGGCAAATGCTGATAGTCTCCAGAATAAATACTCTCGTTACGTAGCAGGTGGAACCACTGAGGTTGCAGATGGAAAGATTGAATGGTGGGAAAGATCTATTTTTCCTTCTAGCAATACGGATATTTCATATACGGTGGAAAAATTCTATGTTGGTAGAATGGACCTGATAGCAAATGTATTCTATAATGAACCTCGCTATTGGTGGGTTATTGCTCAATACAATAATATTCTTGATCCATTCTCAGAAATTACCGAAGGCAGAATTTTACTTATCCCAACTAAAGATAGATTATCTCTAATGCTTGGAACAAAACTTGGTGGTACCGATTCTTTACGTCAGCCAATTAACACAATTTCACCTGTAGTAATATAAAATATATATGGCACAACTCGGAAACAATTATCCTAATCCTTTGGATAATTTTAGAACTTATTCTTATCATTTTATAATGACTGCTGCTTCTACTACAGAGGCTTTCGGCAAGATGATAGGAAACGATAATGGATCATCCCCACTACTAGCAGCAATAAATGATGTTGGGCTTGGTGACAAGATTAACCTCGGCCCTAATACCGAAGCATTTTTAATTTTAGATACCAGAAGATTTGCACAATATACCATAACTGATATTGAGATGCAGCACATCTATGGAACTGGTAAAGTGAATAATCCGACCGTTCCCGCAGGAACAATGAAGATCAAAATGCTAGATACTACGGGTCTAACATTTTTTAACTTCATGATGGATTTGATGCGCAATAAATTGCAGACATCTAGAGCATCGGCATTCTTTTTACTTGCAATCGTATTCGTTGGTCATAAAGATGATGGCACAACTGAAACGATTTCTACATGTTATATTCCATTAACGTTGTTGTTGATGTCATTTGAGTTTACCAGCTCTGGTTCGACGTATGATATGGAATTTATGGAACTAGAAGGTGCCCCTCAGGCGGGATCTTCTATGAAGCAAATCGCCAATCTCGGTAATGTAAGTTCCGCGACAACTAGTAAACGTGCAAAGACTATTGGCGGGTTAATGGACTCTTTAGAGGACCAGCTTAATACGAAATCTTTAGAGCACTTTGCAAAATATCATAATGCTGCAACGGCAAAGGCTGGAAATTCTTTAGTGCCCGGTAAGTTAGTTCAATATATGATTACTGTCCCGGAATTATGGAGACAGATGGATGCAAATTTGGCTGCCTCAGATGGTTATTCTGAAATAAAATTTGCTAGTGCTGGTAAACCGGCTCGATCACAATCATCCCCAAGTGGAAAAGATAGGCAAGTATCATTTAGCCCTACTAGTAGTATAACTGATGCCATTAAATCTATCCTTGAATCTTCAAAAGCATTTATGGATTTATCCAGTGTAGAGAAAAGAAAATTGGGTCAGGCAATTGCATTCAAAACAGTTACAAATATAACCTCTGATAATTCTACATATGTGATTCACTTTGACATCTATCCATATAGAATGCCGAAGATGGATGATGCAAAAGATAAAGCTATTTCTGCGGGTGCACCATCAAAAGTGATGGGTGATTCAAACATTGTTAAAAATCTAATAACATATGATTATATTTTCACCGGTAAAAATAGTCATATTAAAGATCTAAAGATAGAATTTTCACCAGAAAGCGTTGTTGCACTAGACACGAATCTTCAATTGGGCAAACAACGGTTTGCTGAAGTTGCATCAAAGGGGAATACACCCAAGGCTGTCGAATCTGCTTCTAAGGGTGCAAAGAAGACCGAAGACTTTGTTCCTAGCGTTCGTCCAGGAGATCCAGTATTTCTTCCAATGATCTCAAAAGAACAACGCAATAATAATTCTTCTCAACACGTTGAAGAACAAACCCCCGAAGCTGCCGCTGCATCTCTTAAATCAAAACAGGAATACAATCAAACATTTGCATTCCTACATTTTTTGAGTTCAATAAATTTAGACCTTGTTGTTAGAGGAAATCCCAACATCATTAAGAAATATGCAGACAGAAATGTGAGAGGCGGACAAGCGCCGCACGGTCAAATTATTACAGCCAATGATTTGAAATCAAAACTATCTGAGAATACCCGCACCAATTTAGTTGATGCTGTTTCTAAAGGCGTTGCTTCATCAAAACAGCAATACATAAAAGAATATGTCAATCCTAGAATAGAAGCTGGAGAGAAAGCAAATTCCAGCAAAGATAATTTATTAAACGGAGTTGATATTTCAACTCTACCGGTATTTGTCAAATTAAATATCCTTGCACCAAACGTTGATTTTACTGGCGAATATAAACCTGGCGAGCCAATGTTTACAGACAAATTTTTCTTTGATGGGGTATACCAGGTTTTAATAGTTACTACTTCATTCTCAGGCGGAGATTTCCAACATGCAATGTCTCTAATACCATATGACACATCCGGATCATATGAACAATCTGGTGATAGTAAAAAATGACACAAGAAGCTTCAGAAATATTCCATGACGGTATTCCATTTATTATGGAAGGACAAGTTGTTTCAAACACCGACCCCGACCAAATGGGTAGAGTTAAGATATGGGTGCCGGCAATGGATGGCGAAAACTTTGTAGTTGATCAACTTCCTTGGGCTGAATATGCTTCTCCATTTATGGGTTTCACCGTTGAATATCCTGCAGGAAACGGAACATCGAACAACAAGGCGCATGCTGCATATGGGTTTTGGGCCATACCGAAAATTGGAGCAACAGTATTAGTATTCTGTTTGAACGCAAATCCAGCTGCTAGATTTTATTTTGCTAGTACAACTCGTCTTCACAGAAATAGATCGTTGCCAGCTGGTAGAAATACAGATTACAATGGAAAGCCCGGGCCATTTGGTGATGATGGAGACGAAGCAGGAAATCTTACGCCGCTTCAACCAGCATATGACAACCTACGCAGACAGTTTAGAGGCGGGGAAATTACTGACCCAATAGCTAAAACAAGAGGAGCATGGGAACGTCAAGTTGCTCAACACAAAGATGATAAAGATGGGAATGATGGATACGCAAAAAGTCCAGCAGATTCATCTCATCTAGATCCACAGACATATTGTATTACTACACCTGGTAGACATGCTATTATAATGCAGGATGATCCAAAAGGTTCTCGTATTCGTTTTAAAACTGCAGAAGGTCACCAGATTATATTTGATGATACTAATGAACGTATCTATATGTCAACGTCAGAAGGAAATAGTTGGGTTGAATTGGATCGAGATGGGCACATTCATGTTTTTAGTTCTAAGTCTATAAGCTTCCGAGCCGAAGAAGATATTAATATATCTGCTAATAGAAATATAAACATTGAAGCAAAAAAGGCAATCAATATAAGAGCAATTGATGAAGATATACGAATTGGAACTGGTGCTTCTCTTCACATAAAAGCATACAAAGATATAAAGCAGTCTGCATGTGGAATTTTTGATATCGATTGTGAAAGTGCTATTAAGATTACAGCTACTAATAACCTAGATATAAAATCTGGTGCTGATCTGGCATTGACAAGTACTCGAAATACCCATGTGTTGGCGGGGGCAGGATTAATTCAAACTGCAGCTAGAATAGATCAAAATGGTCCTCAGGCTAAACAAGCAGAAGCTGCTACTTGTCCTGAAAAACCAATTGCACCACCAATCATTCCGGGTGTTGAACCTTGGCAAGGCAGACCTCTTGCAAAGCGAAATGCTAATTATATCGAAAAGAAACTCTAACTGGAAAGAGTGATTCAGGTGACTTTAGACTTATTGATAAATACATAACTACTCTCTTCTAATAATATGACACGTGCAATTTACCGAGGCTTTTCAACAGCCGATTGGAACACTAGAAGTTCTTTCAGTATTTCAAATATTGATTTGGTAAAGCGCGACCTGTTAAATCACATTTACACCGTCAAAGGTGAGCGTTTGATGATGCCTAACTTTGGAACTCGTATTCCTATTTTAGCATTTGAACCAAATGATGATTATACAAAGAAGATTATCGAGGAAGATTTAAAAGAAGTTTTCAGTTATGACCCTCGGGTTAGATTAATTTCATTAGAAGTATTAACGCTTAGAGATAACAATGCTATTCTTGCAATAGCGGATTTACTATACGTTGAGTTCAACGTTAGGGATACACTCAATATCGAGGTTCAATCGAAATGACCATTAGAAATACCTATGCTGCAGAATCGTGGGACAAAGTTTACAATGCTTTCTCCCAGATCAATTTTACATCTTATGATTACGATACTGTCAAGGAATCCCTCCTTCAGTATTTGAAAATTTATCACCCTGAAAACTTCAATGACTTTATTGAATCATCAGAACTTATTGCCCTATTAGAATTGTTCTCCTATGTAGCGGAACTTCTTGCATATAGAATTGATATTGCATCTCACGAAAACTTTATTACAACTGCTCAACGTAAACAATCTGTTCTCAAACTTGCTCGTCTTATCTCCTATAGAGCATCGAGAAATATTCCTGCTCGCGGTCTAGTAAAAATTAATACTGTTAGAACGACTGAAGACACGTATGACTCTCTTGGTAATAATCTAGCAAATACGACTATCACTTGGAATGATCCAAATAATACTAACTGGAAAGAACAGTTTTTGTTAGTGATGAACAAGTCAATGACATCAAAATTCGGACAACCATCTAAGCAGTTCCAAATTGGCGATGTGTCGATGCAACTTTACACATTCAACAATGGTCTAACATCTTTTAGAAATGGTGTATATCCATTCTCTGCATCTGGAACTTCGGAGCAAGTTCAAATGGAATTTGTTCCAGCAGACATTGACGAAAATGGACCATTTGAAAGAGCACCAGATTTGAACTCGCAAATGAATATCATCTATGCTTCTGATGGCAAGGGCGACGGTTCAAACTTTACAGGTTTCTTAGGATTCTTAAAACAGGGTTCCTTAATACGCACTGATTACGTTATCACAGAACCTACTGCAAATCGTAGAGTCGAACTAAGTGCTATCAATGTCAATGACACCGACGTTTGGGTCTATCGTGTTGATGATGCAAATACTATCATCGAGAATTGGGCAAGGGTAGAAACACTTAATGAACAGAATATCTATTTCAACAACAATATGTCTTCACGTAAGAAGTATGAAATAGAAACTCTTGAGAATGATAAGATCGCTTTTGTCTTTGGTGATGGTAACTTCAGCGATACGGCAGTTGGAACATTCCAGTTCTGGACTCGAGTATCTGTTAACCAAGACTTAACAATCCCTGCTAACAGAATTTCTGGACAGCAAATGGGATTCTCCTATGTGAATAAGAATAATGTGGGTCAAGAATTTTCGATGACCTTCTCATTGACTGCTGCTATTCAGAACAATGCTGGTTCAGAAACTATTGAACACGTTAGACAGTCTGCACCATCTACTTACTATGCCCAAAACCGCATGGTCAATGGCCAAGATTACAACACATACATGTTGAAAGACCCAACTATTCTACGTCTTAAGACCGTGAATAGAACGTTTGCTGGTCAACCAAAATATGTCGAGTGGAATGATTCATCTAGAAAATATGAAAATGTAAAATTGTTCGGTGATGATCTAACATTGCTTTATGATATTACTGCCGATGTTGTTCAGACAAAAACGAATGCAAAAACTATCATCGACACATTCATCGAACCACTTCTACAAACGAATGGGTTATTGAATTCTTTGACATATGTTTTATCTGCTTCTACTAATTCTGAAGGCATCATCAGTTACCCACGTAGAAAATTTATAGAAGACAATCGTCAGATTTATAAAGATGTCGATGGTGCAAATGTTAAACCATATGGGTCGACAAGTTCAGGTGAAACTGGAAGTTTGAATGAGAAGTCGGCAATACAGTCTGCTCTTGACCAACATTGGTATGGTGAACCAACCGGGTATGCAACCATCAATGGTGTTCGTCACGTGATTATTCTTGATCCAACAACAAATCCTAAGGACGATGGTAAGATTTACACCCCAGATATCCCTAGAACGGTTGATGGTATTAATACATATCCACCTGGTGATACTGGTTCTGGTCTTCAGTTGATCGGCAGTCAACCTACATTTGGTTTAAGGTTCAATAGATTTTTATCTGCTTTTGGTACTGGTACCATTACATTATATGACCCAACAAATACTGCTTCTATAGCATATGATGGCGATGTTCATGCAGCACCCGCAGTAGGTATTGATTATTATAAGGGCAAGCCAGAAACTCTTACTTTAGAGATGACATCGGACCAGACAACTTTCACTGTCATCAGTAATATTCGCGGTAAGTTACCTAACTATAGTTTAGATTTGGCACCTCGCTGGTCAGTTCAAACCTCTATTAATCTCCCGATAGATTTTATTATTACTGCTGCTTCAACTGTATTTGAAGCAGGTGATGCATTTATTATTGACATATCATTTGGGACAACTTGGACTGCAAAGATTAGAAAATTTGGTACTGGAAATAATAGGAAAGTAAATCTTAGTGGTTGGTGGCAGTTAGTATCTAGTTCAGAATTAGGTATCACATCTATTCCAAACCCTATCCAATCTACAAATTTTGACCCAACAAGCACTGCTGATTCTTGGGTATTCTTAATAAGTAGAACTACTAGCACTACAACGGGCGAAGTAGATAATACGTATATCTACAGTAGAGATATAAAGATCGTTGCTGAGAGTCTATCAACGAAGTTCTGGTATAATCAAAATACTCAGATTATCGATTCGAGTACCAAAAAACCAGTCTATGATAAAGTTCGTATCCTACGCTCGAACTTAGATGAATATGGAGTCCCACTTCAGAAAGCAGACATCTATGATGTTGTTGATTTTGTATATGATTCTGATGGCGTAGTCAACTTTAATAGAGTTGAGCTTCTTCCAACAGACACTATTAACTTTACACAAGCAGGTGATTCAACCCCAGATAATGTTCTTCAGTTTATTTCATTCTCTGAAAATAGGTATGAATATTTCTTGGTATTAGTTTCAAATAGTTCCATTGCATCAGTTCCAACATTAACGGCAGTGTTAGATCCGACCAATAGTAATATTGTTACTATTGGATTATACGGAACATTTACCTTTGCTAATAGTGTCACGAATCTATCCGGGGAAGTTAGCGGATATAAACTTCTAAGACGTAGAACAGTTGTTGATCTCGACTTTATGTGGCAGCACTTTAGCCCAGTTACTCATTTGATCGACCCATCGGTTACAAATATTCACGATGCATTCTTGATGACCCGTGGTTATTATACCAATGTCATTAACTTTGTTAAGGGTTATTCCTCAGTTGAACCTACACCGCCTACTCCATTAGAGTTAAGAACCTCATATGGTTACTTGTTGACTAACAAAATGATTTCAGATACTGTAGTTCTTCATTCTGGTAAAATCAAACTTTTATTCGGTTCAAAAGCAGATCAGAAGTTGAGAGCAACATTCAAAGTTGTTAAGGCGACTGGCGCTACATTCTCAGATGAACGTATCAAATCAGAAATTGTTTCAGTTATTGATACCTTCTTTGATATTCAGAACTGGGAATTTGGCGACAGGTTCTATGCAACGGAACTTATATCTCTGATCCACCAAAAACTACCAACCCAAATCGCTTCGGTTGTTTTGGTTCCTCTTTACTCTGTCAACTCCTTTGGTTCTCTATTCACAATCGATTCAGGTTTTGATGAGATACTACAATCTGCTGCAACAGTAAATGATATCGAGATGGTAGATGCACTTACCCCAACTATTCTTCGTCAAGTAAGATAGTCAGGTAATCACATTTCTAGACTTTAAGAAGTTGGATAAATATAATATCCACTTCTTAAGACTATCGAGCACGCTCCAATATGGCAAGTCAAAATCTAGATCTAAAAAAACTACTACCTTCAGCAACTAGAAACGAACTATTAGATAGTTTGGTTTCTAATATGTTCAATCGCTTTGTGTCTGAGGAACAGAGTGTATTGGTGAATGGTAGAATAGGTAAAAATACAGTGGGTGATGCTCCTATTCAAGCATCGAATCTGGATAGAGAAGTAAATGCTATGATACCAGCACTTTACTTTAAGTCGGGTAAAGAAGAAAATATCTTCACCTTTGAAGATATGCTTAACAGATTATATGCTTTAGATACCGATGTTCCAAATCTAAGAACTTGGATGGCAGAGCAGTCATTCAACTATACATACCCAATCAACTATGACAAGTTTATCAACTATGCAAACTATTACTGGGTACAATGGTCCAGCACTGGTCCAGCATTCAATCCGCTAAATCATCCAGATTACTATGTTATTGAAAATCCAAAGAAAACTGATTTGATAAAGTTGCCAGTTGAGTTAGCAACTACTGAGCCTATTAGATTTTGGACTAATAATCGCCCACCAGAAACCTTCACAATATCATTTCAATCAAATCAAAACTATACCATCACCAGTAAGTTTGGAACCGTAGACACTGGGTTAAATCAAACCGGTGTGTTAGCGACAATAACATCAGGTGCAGAAAATCTAATCACTATTACTGATGGAACAGATCCTTTAATCTCTTTTGTTATCACTGTTGGTGGTTTGCACTTTAGTGCTGGAGATTATTTTACTTTAGACATTACCTATTTTACTAGCAACATTTTAATATCACTAACTGCCGCAAATAGTATCGGTAAAGGAACTATTAGTGGAGTAGAAACATTATCACCTTATATGAAGATTGATGGTGTAACAGTTGCTATTGGAGAACGGGTACTTGTTAAAGATCAGGTTGACCCTACAGAAAATGGTATCTACATTGTCTCTCTTGGAACTAAGTGGTCACTCGCAGATGATGCCAATCAGGCAGCGTATTTTTATAACGGATCTTCTGTCTATGTCAAAAATGGAACTGCGAATGGACTAAAAACCTTTGTTGCTTCTGGTACCTATCCATCATTAACATTTACCACTGACGGATTTACATCTACCGGCCCATTAAATGATTGGCAAAAATATAATACTTGGGTTCATAGAGAAGAACTCTTTACTCTTGAAGCGAGTGGAATTCATTTCACTTCTTATGTTCAAGCAACGCGTCCTATTATTGAATATAATAATACCTTAGAGTTGAATAGTGCTACACTAAATGGGTATCCATGCCAAACCGGATTTGGTCCAGTTTATGAGCAAGCAAAAATATCCTTTGGTCAAATACCACAGTTTAATCTTTATAGATATGACGGCACCCATTGCGGTTCAACATCTGGTATTTTCTATTATGTCGAAGACCCAGATTTTACTACTGACAGCGTACTTAAAAAGCGTGTAAAAACTACTGCCAACTATGATTATATTTTTGGTATTGGTATTAAAGATACTGAAGGTCGTCTTTTATACTATAAAGATGCTGGGCAACTTAAATCTGTTTGGAGAGAAGGTGTCATAGCATCTGAGCATACGTTACCTATTATTTTTTCTGGTGGATATAATCGTGGCACCTTAGTAGTCGACCACATTTTTGCTTCTGCTGATAATCAAGGTTGGACTGCTAAAGTGTTAACCCCTACTACATTTAGTATTACTGGAACAAGAAGTGGATTTGTCGGGAATGCTACTGTTGGGATACAGTTTGCTTGTGATGATATTGCATTAACCATCTCTAATGGAATAACACCCTTTGTAGCAGGAGAGTTTTTCACTTTCATTGTTCACACCACTATTACTCCAAGATATGTTAAAAAGAACGTAGATGAAAGTATAGTGAACTATCCAGGTGGCATTGGTACTGATATTGCCGATGGTAATAATGATGGTACATGGATGAATCCTGCTAGAATGTTCGAGAACATAGAACGCGAAACAAGAACAGAAGTCAACTTTGGCGATTTACTCAATCATACTCGTAGCGTTATAAAAAACCAAAATGGTTTTGTTGGCACGTCCTTTGGCGTAAACAATCTTAGAACACTAGACTTTAATCCGGGTCTTGGCGGAACTATTCGTGAGTTTGGAAGCAACTTTCCATTGCTTGCTTCCATGCTTATTCAGAAGGATGTTTCACCTCTTACTATTATTGATTTTGCCGAGCAACAATATCTGACTGCACTATCTAGCGTTGATCAGTTTATGATCAATGATTTCCCAGAATATCTTGCTAGTATTTCGCACGTTGGGGTTACCGATATTAATCCTAATCACCCAGACATTCAGAGACTTGTAGAATATTTTGAGCAACTTCGCACAGACAATGAAGTATTAAAACACACATTCAGCGATACTACCGCATTAGTTAAGTGCTGGCCGATTACTTTACCTATGATGGGATTAACACCTCGGGTAGTGCCTGATATTACATTTGATAGAGAACTTGGTTTAGATACGATCGTTCACCATGATGGTCACGTATCTTCTGTCACCCCAAGAAATATGGCATTAGACAGACAGTTACTTGCAACGGTTGTTACTCGCTCAGATGGATCCCAATCTGCTGGCATCTTTTCCGAAAGTATGCCAGCTATTCCATATGCTCGTCAGCTCTGGTTTAAACCATCTACTCAGCAGTTGTTTATGTTCAGTGTTGATACTGATGCAACAAATCCAGTCGCTGGGGTATCAGGTGATATTTGGTATAACAGAAATCTAAATGAACTTAAAATATGGGATATAACCGGTAATGCATGGATTACTCCAAATGTCAATATGACAGTTGACAGTCGCTGGACAGAAATCTCTATTGCGAATATTAAGAACAGTTTAGTTATCGCTATCGAAAATAAGTTGTATGCAAGTGTTAGCACTCACCAACAGATAAACTTTGATATATTCTCAAACGCTTTATCGGGATATTCTTCAGTTGAACTAGCAAAGTTTTCTGCTAAGTATAACTACGATACATTTGCAGCAGATTATTCAGCATCAGATCCATTTACATGGAATTATTCCTTATCACTTCCATATGCAAGATGGTATGATAACTACTTAGGTTATTTTGAAGCTGCGGGATATCATGATGTCATTAGACCAAATCTTGAACCCTGGAAGTTAAGTGATGGTTTATTACCACTTGCTGTTTGGAATGCTATTTATAAATGTAATGTTGTCGCTACATCGGATCGTATATCTGCCAGAGTTGTCGCAACGACTGATGTCACATCACTATTTGGTATTCAAGTCATCGATGATACATTACTATTTGTTGGCGATAAAGTATTGTTGCAAGCGCAAGCATCTCCAATATACAATGGGCTTTATATAGTTTCTTCTGTGGGCTGGAGTAGAAGTTCTGATACTCTTGCATATCAACAGACAGTAGATATTACTGATGGATATGAATATAAAGGCAGTACATGGGTATTAACGTCAGCACCAGCCGTTGGTGTGCTACCGTTAGTTTATGAACAGGCTCGCCTTTGGTCAAATCAGATGTGGGCTGATATAAAAGCTGCAAATCCGACTTTGAAGCTCTGTGTTAATACTCGCACAGATGAGTTGCTGCCACCTTATGTAAACCCTTCTTCATGGGGTGCATCAGAAGCAATACTGAATATTATCCCAACTGGGGTAAGTAATACATATTCGTTTGGTCAAAATGGTCCAATAGAAAATGTTTGGAAAAAATCTCTTGAATATAGATATGGGTTATGCAGAACCGCTTTTAGATTAAACCCACTTGGGTTTTTAGATAAATCATGGGGTGAAACATATATCAAAGTTGAGGGTAATGTCCGTGTTGAACGAAACCTAATGTCACCATTATCTTCATCTAAGTTCTTGCTTCACGGTGAAAAACTAAATGTCATTAACTCTTACTTACCTTCAGAAGTTCAGTCAAGAATATTTGGGTTAAACTTTACATCACCTACTCCAAAATCATTTGAGTTTGAAGTAACCCATACTGCTGACAATGTCACCATCTTATCCGCAAAAATGGATGGTGTTTATCAAGGCGATATACAAGTCGGATTATTAAGTTCATTCGGAATTTTCATATATGACATGGGAATTCCATATGAGTTAGGTGAAAAACTATTAGCAACATTCGATGGAACAACTGCTGTTTATTCACACGTCCCAGCAATGGTTAAGAAGTTCAAAGGCTTTGGACAGACATTTACCAATCTCCTGAGATATAGTTACATTGATACAGAGTTATCGGAAGTGTCTCAAGCATATCGCGGGTGGACAGTGAAACTCACGCATCGTTTGGGTGCGATGATTAGACCTGATACACTGTCTATTAATACTACTCAAGGGGTTATGCCTTCCACTGGATTTAATGTAGTCTTGAAGAAATCTGCTAATGTTAGAAGTCTTTGGATATCAGCATTGCGTATTCAGTTGTTAGAAATGGGAAGCAAGAAGCTTAATGCTGATGGATTGTTTATTCCATCTAACGATGCAAGCGATTGGATATTCCGTATTGAAGGTTATAATGTCCAACACCCAACAGTTGATCGTTATATGTTAGACGATACTTCTGGATATGAAACATTCTATGCGCTAAATAAACGCACCTCTGATAATGTATGGAAGAGATGCAATACTAGAACCGCATTTCTAACAACTACCATCCCGATTGCGGTCACTGGATTACAGAATGTTGTCAACTTTATCTACGGGTATATTGATAGATTGACAGAACTTGGTTGGACTATTAACGGGGATAATCCAGTAACTGATAAGGAAACAGGTAGAAATATTGATTGGCAGTTAGAAGTAGAAAAACTTATTGATAGAGTTTATGGTGGCATGTTAGTGGATGAAGGTCACATTTTGAACCCATTCATGGGCAAACTTTCTGTTACTACCCCAGTAGGATTGCTTGCTAAATATTCTGATGCTAACTATATCGATGCATATTCTATGCAAGCAGCATATGATGTGACCGGATTGAATATCCCCGTATCTAATCTATCTGTTATTAGAACAGATGATGGGGCAATAACATACTCTTCTACACCTATATTCTCTGCTCATGTATTCCTAGACGAATATGAACACGTCATTCTTATGAACCAGAAGTTCTCTGACGAATATTCTTCAGCGATGGTTTTTGATACCTTCTTAGGATTGCGTTTGGATACGGCATATCTAAGTTTCATTAGACAGCAGACTGCTAATGGGAAACCAACCTTTGATGGTTTCTTCTTGAGTGGTAACGATGTGAAGCGTAATATGTCTTCTTCGATAGATGCTGTCAGTAACTATTACGATGCTAATCAAACCTTCTATGAACCAACAACTGCTAAGCATGCTCTGTCATTGTTAGGATTTGTTAAGAAGGATTACTTTAATGCTATCAATGTTAACGATACTACCCAGTTTAACTTCTGGAGAGGATTGATACAGGCAAAGGGAACTAATATGGCGATCGATGCTTTTGTAAACTACAAAAAGTTTACATCAGCATCTACTGACGAATATTGGGCATATAAGTTAGCAACGTTTGGTGATGCTCGTGAAAGAACATTCCCTGAAGTCAAGATTAATCCTGCCGACGTATTCCAAAAGTTTACTAAGTTGCAGTTCTATTCTCGCGATCTTCCACATGACCCACTTCCATTATTTACCCAGATAGAAAACATTGATGATACCCGTTGGTATTCTATTGATGACTTGGGTAAAGGTATGAAGTTTGAAGCACAGTATATTACTGAAACTGTTACCGCCGCTCACTCCGGTTATGTCGTTCTTAATAACATCTATCATAATGGTGATAGCATGTCTCCTACTGTTACTGGTGGTGCAGTAATAATCAATGCTAAACTTATTTGGGTTCCTGGTGCTGGAACATATACTGTTACTGGTTATACATGGAACAATCCAACCAAGCATTCACCTATAAAACTATTCGACTACCAAGACAACGTATTGATAGATGAAATAGGATTGTGGCACCCAGCAATAGGTATCCATTCTGCCAATGCATTGGAAGTTGTTAACATCATTTCTAATACTGACCCGGCACAATACAACTATTCTACTAAGACAACAAATAACTCTCAGTATAGAACCTTGAAACCTTGGGGTGCTCGTGAAGTTGGTAGAGTATTCTGGGACACAAGTAATCTTGCTTACATTCCTTACTATGATGCTACCATATTCCCATCAATAGATGCAAGACATGCACGTTGGGGAGCATTGGCAGAATATGCAAGCATTGACCTTTATCAGTGGACTGAAAGTTCTGTTCACCCCTCAAAATACAATGACCTTGCTACCGCAGAAGAAGGGGATTCCTCTATCGACAAATCAGTTCGTGCATCTGGTAAAGTAGCATTTGCTAACTATTACAAACGCAACAGAACTATTACTGCACGTGCTATCGCTTGGTCTAAATCAGAAAATGGTTTTGCAGATGGACACCCAGCATTTGGTCCAGCAGAGTTTACAAAGGTTTATGTTTCTGGTAATACCCTTATCGCTGATGCAGGTCGAGTTGCAGATATTAACCTTGCTGCTGGTAGAAACTTTGGTGGATGGGATGTTGTTAATAACAAACCAGTCGGCGAAGTTAGTATAGGTTCTGTTCTGTCATATTCTATTGGTGTCGAAAATGATTTAAGCGCTCCAATTTTACCAAGTGGATTGAGCATTTCTGCTATCACTAACGGATTGTTCGGTGTTCGTATTGGTAAAATAACCATTCAATCATATATTGAAAATGAAATCGAGTATCTAAGAATGTCAGATACTACTGGATTTTATCAAGATGTTGAACCAAAAACTCCATTAACAATAGACTCACAGTTTGATATCGAGTTTGATAAGTTTGGTCTAAAGATAAATGTTGTTATCGACCCAACAACTATATCTACTATCATTGCAGCGATTGGAACAAGTGGTAGTATTTTTGTTCGTGAAGCAGTTACTTTTACCGAAATAATTCCTTTATCATCTGTAATGTATAACAATGACCAGACGTCAATCGACTATACATCTACGGAATATGAATGGCGCACATGGGAAGTTCCAACCCAGACTCAGTTAGATGCTGATTTGGTATCTCCTAACAATACCTGGTTACCATATCTTGGAAATACTGTTACTACAACAGCATCTTCTACTATTGCCGCAGCAATGAAGGATGCTGGTAATGAACTAACTCTAAAATCTGGTGTTGTCATAAAACGCTTCAATTCATCTTGGTCTAACTGGGAAAGTTTAGTACCTATAAAAATGGAAACTGTTTCCGATGGCGCATCTGTTGTTGCTTTTGAGCTACCAGAAACCATTGATGAACACAGATTATCTCTTTACATTAATGGCATTCAGGTTAACCCAGATGGATATGTTGCAAATGGGATGATTGCAAGTCTTGTAAATAAAAATGGTAATGTTTACACCCCAAATATTCCACCAGAAGGTTCAACCATAACAATGCTTTATCGGGCATACCACCCAACAGATAAAGAGTTAGCGTTTGATCCAGATGTTGCGGATGATGTTACTATCCAAATCCAATACAAGCAAGATTATCAATACACTGAACTCGAAATAAGAAATGATGATGGTAACATTACTGGCAAGAAATATTATTTCTGGGTCCAAGATAAATCTATTCCTCAGACCGGAAAAGCAATGTCATTAGAGCAAGCAAAAATCCAGTTGAAGTCTGGGCCTAATGCATTCACTATCTTCTCTAGGTTGTTAGCAGATCCAACTATAAAGAATGTTCATCAAGCATCCTATGATTCTTGCTCGATATCCGGGTTGAACATGTATGTCACGAAGAACGATTCCTTTAAGTTGAGAATGCTACGTGACTTTACATTAAGGGATGACCCAGAAGAAATGAGTTTGAAAAATACTCATACTGAATGGGCACTTATTAGAAAGCAGCAGTCTTCTAAGATACCAGAAAAACTATGGGGTATTCTTACTGATGCTATTTGTGGTATGGATATCGGAGGAAATGTTCTCCCATCTCAAACTCGAGTCGATTATGACTTGAGGAATGGAACGAGAAGCAGATTTGGATTTAACTCAGGTCAGATATTTGCAGACACTGCACTACTTCGCACCTCAGTTACTAATACAATCCTCAATACCGGACTTACATTACATCTTGTAAATAAGACAGTACCAGATTATATTACTGCCCTTGATTTTAACAATAGCGATTTATGGTTTTCTAATGCTACTAATGCAAGAGTAACTATGAACCTAATATGGAATACTGGTCGAGCATTGCAGGTTAACGAAATATTTTTCAGTGCATTGGAAGATGCCCTTGCCAACAACTATGAATTTAGCGACATGTTCAAAACATCTCTTATAACTATTAACTCTGCAACAACTATTACAGACCAATCTATTATGGAGCAGTTGGATGAGCTCTACTAATAGTCGATACCTTGCGGTTGCTTCTGGGCATATTGATAGTCTTATCAGTTATGTCCTAGATGTTAAACCTTATCACGTTAAACTTTCTGAGATTGTAGAACAGTATCTCTTCAATGATAATATCGGGGTAAAGATTACCGAAGATGATAGGATTTTAGCATTTTTAGGTGCTGACATTCTCCCAGCAGTTGGAACATCAAAGGTTCGTGCTCGTCGCTCTCAAAGCTGGCTTAAGGAACTGACATCTGACGGGTCTAGAACTACTTGGCAAGTCCCATTAGTCTCAATGCCTAAACTTGCTAGTCAGTCTTCCGAAGCTGGTATGGGCTTCAATATCCATAATAGTCTTACTCAAGAAGCATTCATTAAGGGTCGAGATGATGACCTCCAAATCCCAGGTATAGAAAATATTCCTACTAATGGGGTGTTTAATCAGAAGAGATGGGAAGGTGTCGGCATTGCCGAAGTTAGAAAGAATGGCGTTCAACAACAAGATACTGTAGATTACTTTTTAAGTCACGGAGTATTTTCTTTTGATACAAGAGCTGGACAGAGATGGAAAGAACTTAACTTAGAAAATGTTTCTGCATTTGCTGAGAATCCTGGCGAGTTATTTTACCAAGATGTTAGTCAGGCATATGGTCATATTGTGGATATTACCGGTGGTGACTATGATGAGTGGACACTTACATGTATTGATGATTACACAGAACTAAAGGTGAACACATCAGCGATAGATTACATATCTAATGGGCCGCTAGCATTGTTCGGATCAAATACTGCATTTATTCCTCTTGGATATGGTGGCTCTGCATATAGTTCAACACCTTATCAGCTAGATGGGCTAGCACCCGATTTAACGAATGGCTTGCTTCCCGGACAGATTGTTTATGCTAAAGACCAAGCAGATCCAAATCAAAATGGTCTATACCGAGTTGAAGAAGGTGCTTGGACAAATATTAATAGGCACAATGCATTCAATGTTTATGCGGCTGATGGTCATACTGTTATAACACCTGGTATTTTACCTGACACGAATGAAAGCGAACCATATCTTTGGGTTGCTACGGGGTCAAATCCTGGACAATTAGAAGTTGTTGGTAAAATGCACGGAAGTATTGGAACCGTTACTCCTAACTCAGCATTTATCTTTACTAATCTAGATCCAGTGTGGTCATTTGGATTTACATATTCAGTAGCACCCGGAACAGTTCTTATTTCTCCCGGCGAATCATTTGTTCTTACACCATTTAATAAGATCACAGTTCATCCTACTGCACCAGAAGAAAAATGGTCTGTTATAAAAACGAATCCTATTGCTATCGATGGGGATGGTCCAAATCTTACCCCTGCTGTATATCGACTCCATCAACCATCTTTAGAAATCCATACACAGTGTTTGGATAGTGCAACAATCCCATATACTTGGTATATTGATTTTACTACTAACACCGATTATGTTTTGCATCGTACCCAAGCGGGTGTAGGAACAATAACATACCCTTCAAGAAATATTTTGACAGACGGATATTCTTATAAAGATGCCGACATTTATTTTACCTTAACCCCTGGTGATGGTTTTGTTGAGGGTGACGTTATAGATTTTACAACTGGGGCGAATGCTGAAAACTTCATTGTTTATGGTTCAGTTTCTGGATGGCAAGGAAATGCTACAATAGGTGAGTGGTATTGGAATGGTAAAATCGGTTTCAAAATACCAGCACTAGACTATTTCCCGAGGATAATGAACTCGACTATCGTCTCATCAAGTAATGGTGCTGAGAATGAATGGGCAGTAAAAATAAGCAATAATCAGATTGTTAAAAGCGCGAGTTTTGAAGGTGGACAGTTTTATATTTCTGGGGATCAGTCTATCATTGCTGCTTCTACTGATGGTGCAGATTGGAAAACTGGAACAGAGGTTGTATTCACACCGACTGTTCCAGGTCAAAAACTTATTCTTATTGGTAATGATGGTAAGATTTTAACAAGTGTTAATGGTATAGATTGGCACGCAAGTTCTATTAACACAACTGCTAATCTTCACAACACTGCATTCATACCGGACTTTTTAACTAATGCAACAACCGGTGCATTGTTAAACTGTATTATTGTTGTCGGCGATTCTGGAACTATTCTTACATCTATCAGTGGATTGGGCTGGTCGCAGCAGACAACTAATACAACTGAAAACTTAAATGACATTGCCTGGAATAATGATGCTATAGTTGTAGTTGGAGATAATGGAACTATTCTCCGTTCTTTGGATAGAGCAACTTGGACCCCAGTTGTTTCAAATACGACTAACAATTTGATGTCTGTCATCTATGTTGCAGACCATTCTAAGTTCTTTGCTGTCGGTTATAATGGAACTATTCTTACTTCGACCGATGGTTTAACTTGGTTAAATCTTAGTCCTTTCAACCGCGGATTATTTTGCGATATTGCTTACGGATCTTCTATTGCTAATGGACAACAGTTTGTTATTGTTAGTGGCGATGGATTAATGGCAACTTCTTCCGATGGTGTTGCTTGGTCGTCATATCAATATAAACCGTTTAACTCTATCACATATGGTAATGGAAAGTTCGTTGCTGTTGGTGGTAGTCTGAGTTTAACCAATCAGTTAGTTCCACTTAAACCAGTAAACTCTTGCGCAGAACCTTCTGAATACACTATTACGTTTGTTTCAGATACTACAGCAACTGTCGTCAATAACATTTATGGGTATCGTCCAGCACTTAAGGTCAATACAGACTGGGATGATGGATATGCCGCATTCCGTTTAGATGCTGTTCCTGGAAGTATTAGTTATACTACTGGAGATATTGTAAAACTCTATCTTGCTCCTCGTCAAGCATATGATATAAATGACATCAACAATAATCCTAACTCTGGATATGATGATGATGCGTATGGCGATCCATACGACATTGATTCGGACGCGCGATACGATGATTACCCTTACGATACAGTAAAATACGATACACCTCAGAGCAAATACACCGACATTTTATTGTATGATCAGGAATATTTCCCACTTTATCATAGTCACGGGTCAGTAATCTTTAAGGGTCTAGCAGATGGTGATAAGATTATCATCGACAAACCAATAAATGATTTAGTTAGATTTAAGATAAGTGGTGGGGGTGCAGCATTCCCAGAACTTGGATGCGTAAATGATTGGTTACCATTAGAATTTAGAACGAATGCTTTGTTCCCAGACTTAGTAACGATTATCAATGCATATTCTGGGGCAAACCCTGATTTGAAAGTGTTCACTATATCTCAGCCAAGATATGCCGAAACAAACATCAATGCTTCTGCAACTTTGATATTCGATAAGGATTTTGTTAGCAACTATTTGAGGTTCAATACGAAATTCTCGTTGATGTTCTTGCCTGACCAATCTTATGGTCAGAGAATACGAGTTAAGATTACAGAAAATCTTAGAACATATGCAAGAGTTAGATTGAATTTTTCCGATATTTCTTACATCAATATTACTGAAAAAGAAATTTTTCATGTCACTGTTGGTAATATGGAGTTTGCAGAATCTGTAGATGTTTTAATGGTTGAAGGCGGATCTATTCCAATGCTTATCAATCTTTATGAGGATATGGGATATGATTCTAACCCATATGACAGTGCATACTATTCAAATATTGACTTACTTGGAAATATTACCAATCCTACTCCTGGTCCTTCAGCACTTGTTAAAGAAGTGCAAACTAACACAGCATCTTCTCATATCGTTGAAAGTTTAATAATTCAAGAAAGACAGATTGCTGCTGTTGGTAGTGGGTATGGATCAGCAGGATATGCAAACCTTCCTTATCAAACAAATTTGACATATGCAGCCATCAGGTTGAGTATAATTTATGACAGGTTGATAAGTGTTCTAGGTTTGATAGTGACACATACCGCAGATGAATACTTGGTAACAGTTAAAAACCGTTTGACATCACCGGTTCTTTATACCACTTCACCTAACCTTATAGTAGAACAACTTACAGAAGTGACGCCAGGGGTATATAGCGCTACTGGGGTAACTGACAGTCCATTCGCCAATATGTTCCCGTTTATTCAGCATCCAACTTCTCTAAGTTTGGATTCTTTCTCATTCACCACAACTTGCCACGCCCCATTCAGGCTAAGAGTTGTGTAATTCATCTAACCCATAAATATTATATTCAAAAATGCTTAACTGCAAAGATACTGGAGATAAAATGACTTCTAATACTTTTACAACAAAAGTTACTGGCCACGTACAAATCATTGATGGAACTACTAAAGAAGTTCTGTTAGATGATTTTAATGCCGTTCACAATAAGAACATGGCAATAGCGATTGCTCGGGGATTATCAAATGAGCCTGCTTCTGCTGGAGTTGGTCGTCATCAAATCTACAAGATTAAACTTGGAAGAGGCGGATCAACTATCGATAGTAGTAACATGATTAGCTATCAGCCGCCGAACATTCTTGGTGACACTGCTGATTTATACTCTGCAACATATGAAGAAGTTATTGATGAATCGATTTCTGGAACTCCAGTAGAAAACTCGGTAACTTACCAAGAAAGTCCAGCACCTGATTTAACAACTGTTGTTATCTGTACAGCAACTATTGCTGCTGGCGAGCCTACTGGTCAAGACCTTACCGATTCTCCACCTAATCCAAATCCAGAAGCTCAATACGCTTTTGATGAACTTGGACTGTTTACATCTGACAATAAACTTTTAACACATATTATTTTTTCTCCAATCCTTAAAACCGGAAACCGGGAATTAGTTATCACCTACACACTTACCATTGCTGTCAGTTAAGGGGTAAATTTTGAAAATTAATTTTCGTCAAGGTATTGTAAGATATAAATCTATTGTAAATGGTTCGGCTTGGTTGCAAATATCAAGTTTAGACAATTTGAAAGTAGATATAAATGTTGGACAAGAACCAGTTATTTTGACATTTGCTCATTATGGTAATAATTACCTAATTGAAGAAACAAGATCGGTTGCTGGTGCATGGGGTCCTTTCCCTAACAACACCACCCAGTATCTTTATTGGGATGTCGACTTAGGAACTGGTGCTCTCACTAGAGGGTGGACTCCTATTCCCCCTATTATTTCTGGAACAGAACCGATTAATCCTCTGTCAGATGCCCATTGGTTTGATACTATTAATACTCGTATGAGAGTGTTTAAAAAACCTAATGCGAGCCCTGGATCTTGGCAAGATAAAGTTAGATTATTTGCTGGAGTATGGGGATCAATTCCTCAATCATATATTGAAAATAATAATTTGATAGGAACTACTAGTGGTCCTTTGAATTTTTATGGATTAGGAACTCAAGTTGCAATAGTTGGTCCTTCTGACCATGGTAATATTATTCTCGGTTCCAACAATAAACCGCTTAAACAGTCTGATGGTACATTTGCTACTACAGAATCTGAGTTGATTATTCAGCAGACTTCTGGGCAGAATGTTAAGTTTGATATGGCTCTTGTTTATGCACAAGCGGAAGAAGAACTTCCAAAATATTCTTTGATTTCTTTTAGACCTTGGCATCGTATTGCATTAGCATCATGTACAAATCTTTATTCTTTTGTTTCTGGAATGGTAATCGCAGACCACCATCAAGAAGAAATGGCACAGGTCATTACAAATGGTGTAGTTCGAAATGAACAATGGGATTTCCAAGATGCTGAAATCAATAAACCTATATTCTGCGGACCTGCAGGGGAAATAACTCTTATTCCTCCTACACCAACTCCATCGTTAACTGTGGCAGGAACATTTGATCCTGTGGTAGTACAACAAGTAGGATTTGTATATGAACGAGATTCAATCTATATGAACCTATTTCCTCCAGTGAGAACAAGATGAGTACTATTAATAAACCACTCATATTAGAAGACGATGGTATTTGGGGCCAGCTCGGCAATGGTGCATTAATTAATGCTGGTGGCACCACCAACCCTACATTCACTGTTGGCGGACGTGGATTATTGTTTGATGATGGTCAGAGTACCTCTGGAACTGCTGGTGCTATCACATTACAAACGGTATATGACAACACCCCAGAACTTGGTGGTACAGTTAGTATAAAGTTGGTTGCGGGTAAAGACTTTACCATCATTGACGATACGGATAATAGCATTTTCTTTAAAGTAGATGCTGAAACCGGTCGAGTAACTATTACTGGTGATTTAGAAGTACACGGTAACTCTTCTGTCATTGATACGGTAATACAAGACAGTGATCATTGGTTGATTAGTCCTAAGCTTGGTACGACCACAGCACTTAAGATTGAACCAGATTTAGGGGTTACTCCTTCTGTAGATTTAGTTTCTATCAGAAAAACATTCGGAACTGCCCCAGTATTTAGAGTAGATAGTCTTGGTAATCTTATTGCTTCCCAGAACTTAACAGTTGCTGGATTAATAAATACCGTAAACGTTCTACAGTTGAAAAATGATTTCAACAGTCACCTTGCTGGTAATGTTGGATATAGACATCTTGCAAATAAAGTAGATATTCAAACTATTGCTACTTTACCAAATGCTAATAATGTTCAAGAGGCATTAGAACAATTAAATATCAAAATTGATACTGGTGGGGGTCCCGCTGGATCTGTTAGAGGCTTTGAATTCACTCAAGCTACAATTTCTTCAGTGTGGAATATTGCTCATAATCTTGCTTCTTCTAGAGCCCAGATAACAATCTATGATGCAGATTGGGAAGTTGTCATACCAAATACTATAAAAATAATGGATAGCAACAATATACAAGTTACTTTTGCAACGTCAATTGCTGGGAAAGCGATGATATTTGTGTTCTAAAAAGACTTTTGCCATAAATAAATGTGTTAGTTTATCAAACAAACTTAGACCCATAGGAAAAATAATGGCCGCAAAACAAATCGAAACTCAGGATATTGTCCTGGCAGCAACTTTAAAAGTATTAGGGTATCGTCTAGATACTATTGAGAAGATTGGTAACAAGGGTATCTTCTTCTTCAATGGTGTAGA